TGTAGTTAACGTTTGGTTGATTAATAGAGCTATTAGGATAACCAGCAGCAGAATAACTATAGGTTGAACTGTTTGTGCCGAGTTCAATAAAATAACCATTATTGTAGTTATCGGCACCTATTTGAATAGAGCTATAGGCAGTATTACTTGAGCTTGTGTTTTGTATCATCACCCCATTAACAATTGGCTCAGACGAAGCAAAAGTTGCGAGTTGTCCTAGCTGGGCAAAATTATATGTGCCATCCCCTACGTTTAATGTACCAACTGTTGTAGAAGTATTTGGTACGTTGGTAAGTATGTTTACAGTACCGCTTGAGTCTTTATTTACAGACTTTTCTGCTGGATAGTCACACCATACATTTGATGCGCCAGATAAAGTAATTGGCGATGTATTTCCGTTTGAATTGGAAAGAACTGTAGTACGAGCTAAAGTAGGCCCTGTAGTTGAGTACGTGCCAATACCAACTTCCCACGCAGTCCCGTTAAGAATTGTGTAGTAAGTAGTATTGCCGTTACCAACGGCAGCAAAAGATTGATAACCAGCTACCGCCCCACCAAGGGTTATTGAGCCTGTACCAGTAGTAGCCGTCGTTTCCTGTACTCTATCATAGACAACTAACGCCATAGTTAACTTTCATGCCTATATGCTTTTTTACGATTATCAATCATTTGAATTACTCGTAAATTATTTTGTACATGCAGACCGCATACATTTTTACCCTGTAACGGGATAATGTGATCTACTTCGTATTTTATACCTGTTACTTTAGATAAAAAGTCTGCTTCCGCATAAATTTTTTTAATCTCAATAGGTTTAGCCCAAGTGGGTGTGGCACACAAAATAGCTGATCTTCTTTTTGCTCTATATGCACGTTTTTTACCAAGATTATTTTTTGCCCATTTAGCGGAATTAAAACGTTCTTGCTCTTTATTCAGATTGTAATATTCTTTGCGATACGCTTTTCTACATTCTTTACATGTAGTATTAACACCTAACCTTCCAGTTGGATGTTTCGCAAAATCGCCAAGATGTTTTTCAACTTTACATTTATAGCAATTTTGCGTTGCGTTTTCCACAACTAGAGCCATTTAGGACTCCTTAGCTTGTTGCTGTTGTGCTGTAGGTTACGCTAACAGTATCGCCAGCAGTAGTAGTTTTTGCAGTACCAAAAGCGCCAGCACTATATAACACACCACCAGTATTGCTTTGTGTTGAAGATGCACCTGAACCTGTAACCAAGAAACAACCTGTTACGTTACCGCCAGCACCAGTAATAGTGTAGGTAATAGCAGAAGCAGTTGAAGTTGTTACGTTAGCTGGGGTATTACCAGAAGATGTTGAAGCACCGAACACTGCAGTACCACGAACAGCAGAACCGCCAACTGTGTAGTTAACAAACTCAGTCCAACCAGAATGAGAAGTCATGGTATCAGAGCCAGTACCAAACGTTGGGCTAGTTGTACCTATCAAACCAAGGAATGGGCCGTTTGTAGTGTAAGTGCCAGAAGTACGCAACAAAGTATCTAGCATCAATTGCTTACCAACAGCGTTAACTAGGTTAGGGAACTCTTCAGTCCATTTTAAGTTACCTTGAGCGTCACGGCATTCTACGTGGTAGATGCCTTCGATACCAACTGTTTCGTTTTGTGCAGCACCAGCTTGCAGAGTAATTTCTGCGTGGTCGCCACAACTTGCTAATTCTTTTTGCATAAAAGCTCCTAACTAATTCTAATAATGGCGTTTGTCGCCGTGGGGGTTGGGAATGTTACAGTAAAAGTTCCTGCTGATGTGTTCGTTTTATCCGAACCAAAATCCAAAACCGCTACCGCTGCACCAGTTGTACCATTATATATTAAGGCACATCTAGCGGTAAAGCTAGCTCCTGCCCAAACTACTGGGGCAAAAGATATGTAGGCGGTGTTTGAATTTGTGTCACCCACAGGCACTTGGGTAATTGTTAGGGGTTTGCCGCCCGCGGTGTATCCTGAACCAGATATTTCATTGGTTGTTGTGTAGGCTGTTGTGGCGTCATTAAGTATTGCGTTGCCTGTATAAAGGGCTAATTTGTACGTGTAAGATGTCCCGGCGGCAAAGTTCTCCAACCCTGATAAAAGATTTACCTTAAAAACCGTAGTTTGCCCCTGAACAATATTAGACATTAGGAGCCTCTACCGCCAACATTCATTTTAAGCTGGCCATCACGATAGAAATCACCGCGCTCAAGGCCATCAGAAAGACGTTTAAGCTGCATCATGGACTCTTGGTACTTATCTTCATAGTACTTAACCATATCGGCTTCGCCTTTCATGAAAATCATAGCTTCCCGCATAGCACCATAAAACAATACGGGGTCATAGTTATCGCCTAGCCAACTACGGCCTGCAGCATTAGATACGGCACTTACTGTGACAGAAAAGCCACTGCCAGTACTGCCAAGGGAAGAGCAAGAAAGAATATCGCCCACGACATAAAAGTTACCGCCAAAAGTAATGCTACAGGATGTGACGGCGCCGCCGGTAATAACGATATCAGCAGTTGCATTAGCACCTGAACCTCCAGTCAAAGATACGTTTTGGTATACGCCATTGGTATACAGCGATCCACCTGTCAAAGAACCCACAGTAGTAATCTGCCCTTGAACGATTGTTGGCGGATAATAAAAATAATGCATTTCCATTGTGTAGTTTTGATCTGGGGTGGGGCCTAAAATATAGGTTAAGTCTTCCAAATTAAATAGCTGACTACCAAATAAAGCGTAATACTTAGGCAACCCGGTAGCTGTTGGGTTTGGGAACGCTTCACGCATGAAGTTAACATCTTTGTTTAAAAGATACGTATAGTTACCGCTACCATCAATAACCGCCAAAGAATAATTTGCTAACCAATCAGTTGGAAGAGCTAAATATGGGTTACTGGCAGTAACCGTGCCGGTTACGTTTTTGCGTAATGAAGGTAAGTTAACGCTGTTATATATACGGTCTTCTGCCTGCTGAATAAATACAGGAATACTAGCTACAAATAGCTGTTCTGTATTTTCGGCGTAGGCTTGTATGTTGTTATACAGCGTTTCGTAGTTCATTATTCAGTTTTTGGTTCTTCTTTAGGTTCTTCTTTAGGTAGCTGAGCTTCAGCTTGCGCGCGAATTTTCATCAACAACGCAAAAGCACCAGTCTTAGTAGGTAGTTCACCTATCCCTGCCAGAATACCTTCTACTTCGTTTAATGTAATTTCAAGTTTAATTAATGTTTGTGGGTCTAAACTCATGCCAACGGTCCTCTTGAAGTAAAACCTTTAGTAGCTGCACCAAAACCACGTTGTTTAGTACCGTCAGTTTTAGTCTTAGCGTAATTACCCTTAGTGGTTGTACCAGCACCAATATTAGCATTATTCATAAACTCTGCGCCAGTCTCTTCAGACATGGTTGGCAATCCACCGCTAACTGGGTTTCCGCTCATGTCGTGTGGCATAGCGTATTTTTCAGCGGGCAAAGTGTTTTTGTTATTACCAACTTTAATAGCTGGGCTATTCTTGCTTGTAGGTTTAACTTGATTAGCCATGATTATTTTCCGTTCGCAGAAACTTTAGCTAAGTTGCGTCCGACAGCTTCCATTTTATTTTGGTCGATGCCGCCAGCAGTACCTTTGCCAACTTTTTTACCTACTTCAATGCCGATGCTTGCACCGTCATCACCTAAATTTTTACCTTTGGTTTTACCCTTGCTTGTAATTCCGTCGGCTGCGTTTTTATATCCCATGTTCTACTCCTAGTTAATTGTTACTGTTCCAACTTGCCCCTGACCTACTAAATAGTTAGGCGTTTCTTGATAATCGTATCCCTGTCCTACAGGATTCCAACCCCACTGCGTATCACGGCTACCACCACCTTGGTAGTTATACGCCGTTAAACCTGATGCTACATAGCTATTATCCCGTCTTGGCTCCCTAACCGCTTGTGGATCGTTAACGGGGTACATCCCTAATTGTAACTGTGGATGGTCAGGATCCCAACAGTTTTTGCAAACTTTTAGCTGATACGGCTTAGTCTTAATAATCTCAGTACGAAGCTCAGTCAACTTATATCTAAAATCACAACGATCGCACTGGGCAATTGCAAACTTACCGGACGAAAACTTATTTGGCATTAGCCACCCCCAAGGAACATCCTACGAGGCACAAACCGAACCGGTGCTTTTTCTCTATCTTCTTCGGCAGCTAATTGGAACTGCTGTTCATAGTCGGCTTTTAAACCCGCAATTCGTTGGGGGTCCATATTTGGTAACTTCATGGAAAGGTAATATGCTAAACCAGCTACCATGCAGTTTAAAAAGCGGAAAGGAATATCTTGGGTATTCACACCTGTACCATCGTCTTGAATCCGACGCAAACGCCAGTAAACAAAAGTATAGGTTTGAGAACCATCTGGCGTAGGCCAGACTGTGATTTTGGGAGCATCTACACCGCCTGAATTAACGCCATTTGGATTGGTGGTGCTTGGGTATGTTGCGCCTGACATACGTTGAATCCAGACCTGAATAGGGCGGCCTTGGCTTAACTTATTTGGGATTGTGGCGTAGGTTGAAACACTGATGCGGCTAATGTTGATGTCTGTCTGTGTTGCAGTATTACCTGCGTTAGTACGTATCTGGTGCTCTAAAAGGTCGATTGTGTCGATTGGCAAGTCGTATGTGTTTTGACCTTGAACCAAAGTAATCTGGCCCTGCTCAATAGTCCACATGTTAATGCCACGATTTGCCCATTCTATCGTCAACAGGTTTAAACTTCTTCTCGCGGTTCTAAAATCATAGCCGGAACGAAGCTCAGCACCGCAACGCTCAAAAGCGTCTTCAATCAGTTCTGTTAAATCTAGATTAAACGACGAAGCGCCAGAAGTTGTCATTACTTTGCCTTTTTAGCAACTTTAGTTGCTTTTTTAGCAACAGGTTTCTTTTTAACTGGACGTGTTGTAGCCTTACGCACGTATTTACGCTTTGGACGTGGTGCAAAATCTTCTGATACTGGAAACGGCCAAGCCGCAATTTCCGCTTTAGGGAAAACTACTTCTTCCTCCGGCTTTTGAAACAAACCAGACAACCAAGTAAAAAAGTAACGTAATCTCATTTCTTCAGTCCTTTAAGGGTTTCCGCCAGCCTAGCCCGCTTGCCCACCTTGCCGGGCTTCTTTGCAGCTGCAGCTAATTTGGCTGCCGGAATAGGTTTACCAGGCTTAGCGCCTAATTCTTTACGTAATGCACCAGGTTTTTTAATTGCTTTTTGAATCCATTTCTCAGCCATCATTTTACCTTTCTAAATGCTTTGGTCTTCTCTTTAATTGCTTTTGGTTGCGCTACAAATTGCTTACCTTTTGCTTTTCCTGCGCGTTTAGCCTTTGTGGTTGCTGCATATTCCTGCGGGCTTAACGCTTTTATTGCCTTTTCTGGCAAGTATCTTTCACCAGTTTTGCTTGATGGTTTACCAGACTTAGTACGCCACTTCTGTTCACCCCAAGCTTTTAACGAACGTTGTGGTTTTGCCAACCCGCTCATTTATATCCGCCACCTGCCGCTTTATACTTCTTAGCTACTAACTGCGCTTTACGGGCTGACCATTTACCCGCCCCAGTACCCTGAGTAGCAGCAGCTTTAACCTGAGACAAAATGCGCTTACGTAACTCAGGCTTTGTGTAATTACCAGCAGCATTAACCTTACCGCCATCTTTTAACAGAACGGCACTTTTAGTGGCTTTAGGCTCTTTGGCTGGGTTAATAATACCCATGCCACGACTAGCTTTCATTTAGCAGGCTTTGCTTTTTTTCATTTTAGTCATACCGCCCATAGCCATACCGCCGCCGCACATTTTTTCTACGTGGTCATCGTGAATCATATGACCTGCGCCGTGCTCGCCAAAAACTTCAGCGTGTGGCTTGTGACCAGAAGCGTGCATCTTCATTGATTTAGCTAGTGTTTCGTGCTTGATGTTTTCTACACCAGACTCGAGGGGTGCGTGATCCATTTTCATAAGTATTTTCCTTTGGTTTTACCTTTAGTTACACAGCCGTCTGCACGGCCACCTTTAGCCATTTTCTTCATGACCATACCGCCTTTTTTAAGCGTAAGTTTAGTACCCTTACCGCCTTTGTGTTCTTGAGC